AGATTGAGCCGTTCGGCCAGTTCTTCAGCCATCGGGAAGTCTGCGGCACGCATGACCAGATCGCCGGCCACGCTCATCAGCTCCGGCGACTGCGTGGCGATCTGCGTCAGCGCGTTGAATGCCTGTTCGCGACGAGTGGCAAACGCCGGCCCGACTTCGCTGATGACGTCGTATTCGCCAACGGTCGGGTTGAAGATGCCCTGCACCACCGATTCTTCCTGCTGCTCCTGCGCCTGAAACGCCTGCTGCGCGCTGGGGTCCAGCTGGATCTGCGATTCGTCCCCGTTTTCGGCAAGAATCCGGATGATGCGCGGCGTGTCGTAGATCTTCGGGATCAGGTCGATCAGGATGCGGCCCGTGAACCGGATCGCGATCGCCTGGTGGTCGATGTAGTGATAGGTGGCGTTGTCGCCCTTGCGCTGGCGCTCCTGAATCGCAATGCCGGTCTTTTCGTTGGACTTCTCGCCCATCTGGCTTTCGTACTGGCCGCTGACGGCCTGCAACTCCTGCCCCGCTACCTGCATGCCCTGAAGGTACGCGGGCGCGAACGTGGGCGGCGCTTGGCGGATTGGCGGGGCAATGGGCTTGCCGGTCTCGTCCATGCCGTTGTAGGGCAGGATGGAAAGGTTGTCCCGATTCGCCGAACGCCAGTAGTCTTCCAGACCGGAGATAGCTTCGACCGGCGCGACATACGGGCTCTTGCCCTGCAGCGCCACGAACTCCACCGCCGAACTCGACCAGTAGTTGTAGATCCGTTGCGGGTCTTTCAGCGCGCGGGTATGCCCCTTGCGGTCAAGCTGGCCCTCGATCACCGTCTCTTCGCCAACCACGCGCACGATCGGGATGTACTTGCCCGGCCAGACGTTGCGGTCGGCAATCTGGTCCCCGACGATCAGGAACCACTCGATCTCCTGCTCGATGATGTCCCGGACCTTGGTCGTCGGGTCGGACAGCAATGGCGTGCGGACTTCAGGCGGAAGCTGACTGGCACGCACCACGCCAGAATCGGTCGATACCAGCTTGTCCTTCTTCTCCCGGCGCCGGTAATACTCCGCCACGCGCACATGATCCTTGCTGGACCAGTTGTTGAGGTTATCGCCGAGCGTGTTGTGGGGAACCTTGTCCTTGAACTTCGGGTATTCCTTCTCGAACACCTCGCGCGGACGATCCTCGTAGACGAAGCCGAACCGGGCGTCCGATCCGTCAAACTCGCTGATGTCCGGATCGAGATAGATCGACAGCGGGTCTTTGACGCGCCGAATGTAGATTTCCTGGTCGAACGTGCGCTCGTTCGGGTAATCCGTGCATATGCGCCAGTAACCGATGCCCGCCTGCACCTGGAACTCGTTGGCGGTGTCATAGACGCTCTGTGCGTTGGAGATGTACTCCACATGCCGCACGATGCCCTCGAAGACGTCTGCCGCTTCCTTGGTCGCACCACCACCCGTGGCGCTCACACGCACCGCGGCCTTGTTCTGACGGCAGTCGTTGGTGATCTGCAGGTTGTGTTGGCGCGTCTTGTTGATCGTCAGGCAGGGGCGGTTGTCGATGGCCCGCGTCTTGCGGATTTCGTTCGGCCATTGGTAGCCGTTGTCCGAGTCGGCATTGGCAAACTTGTAGTCCTCGCGGAAGTTCTCGCGGGCGTCCGCTTCCCAGTTCTGGCAGCGCTCGAACCGCTTCTGTGCCTCGCGCACAATGCGCTCATCCGGCGTTCCGAGTTTGTCGTCATCTGCCATGTTCAGCGCATCCAGGCACCGGCATCGGCCGGGGCATCAAGGTTAAGCTTGGGTTTCTCGAACTCGCGTTTCTTTCGCGTCATGCCGGGGAATAGTTCGGTGAGGACCCATATCCATGCATCCGCGCGGTTCGGGCTGTGCTCTCCGGTGTAACCGAAGGTAGAGAACGCCGCCAGCTCGTCCTCCAGCTCGCGGAACTCGCCGGCATGGCGAATCTTTCCCTGCTCATAGAGGGCGCTGAACGGCTCGGCGCGCACGGCCTTGCCTCGCGTCGCGGTAACTTGCTTGTAAGGGGTGCGCTGGCGTGCCGTCTGGATGACGTGCTGCACCATCGCGCCGCCGTAGTTGATCTCACCGACCACGATATCTGCCGCATGACGGTCGAATGCATCCGTCGCCACCTTGCCCCATGTCGCGGGCCCAGCCTTTACCGTGCAGTCTTCCAGCAGATACGCGTTCCCGTCCGTGCCCAAGCCGCCAACCGTGATCCCGATCGCGTCATTGTCCGCATTGTCCGCATCACCTGAACCCGAAGGATCGACCCCCACCACCACGCGCACCATGTCAGGCAGCACGCCGTCCTGTACGCGCCATGTGTCGATGGTCTCATCGGTGAACAGGGCGTTGGGCGTGGCGTCGGCAAACTCGCCCTTGAGGAAGCGTTTCTGCAGCCGTGCCGATAGCCCTTCCAGCGTCTTGAGGTAGCCGTCGGAGAGGTTGGCCGCATTGTCTTGCGGGTTGATCTGGAAATGGGCGTAGTCAGCCGGGTTGGCGAGGTTCTGCTTCGTGTCCGGGTCGCGCTTCATCACGAACAGCTGATACGACCAGTGCGCCTTGCTGGGTGGGTTGCAGTCGTAATACATGCGCGGCTTGAGCGCACCTAGGTCAACGCCTTCGACCTCCTGCAACACCCGCTGCGCCAATCGCGTGATCGCAATGCCCACGGAAGCGTACGGGATCTGGCTCGCCTCGTTCAGGTAGAGCGTCGCGTATTCCTGCCCGAGAATCTTTTCGGTGCGTTCCTTGTCATCCAATCCCGCAAACCAGATCTGCGAGCCATTCTCGAACTGGGCGAACCAGTCCGTTTTGCTCAGCGTGTACTTGACCCCCGGAAACGCCAGCTGCATCACCTTGGGAAACGTGTCCATGACGATGGACGATTTCACATGGTTGAACCGGAACCGGAGAATCGCATGCCGTGACTTTGGCGCCTTGAGCGCACGAAATACCACGTTGCGCGTCAGCAGGAATGTCTTGCCACTTCTGCTGCCCCCGAACAGCATGATGTGCGTGGCATCGGAGGCCAGCACCTTCTGCGCCTATAGCTGGCGCGTGGTGAACTTCATAGCGCCTGATCGTCACTGCTCGCGATGATCTTGACCGGGCCCCCGCCTTCGCCTGTGAGCTGCAGCGGGAGAACCTTCCCCACAAGCGTCAGGAAGGGAGCAGGGTTGTCTGCCAGCGCTTGCTTCAACAGGTAATCCTCACCGCCAGCTGCGTTCAGCGCGCCGAGAATCATGGCTTTGACGTCCCTGGTGAGCTTGTTTGGGGTGTTCTTTCGCCGCCCTCCTGTCTTTGGCGTTCCTTTTAGACGTGCCATTTCCACCGACCTCTACTTTAGATTCTGGCCACCACGCTTCCGTGACCTCATTGCCTGTTGCGTCATCTACATATCTGGCGGGGGCGGACGGACTCGAACCGACAACTCGGCGAGTTAGAATCGCCTGCTCTACCATTGAGCTACACCCCATGGCTTATGCATGCTGAAACCACAGCTGGCCGGCATTTGCGGTGGCCGGCGCCGCGTATCCGGAGACGGTAATCACGCCCGCGCCCGCGCCTGCGGGAACACCCGCGAGTACCAGCGTCGCCAATCCGCCAATCCCCGTCAGCGCAGCTGCGGTCCCGGCGGCGTCCGCGCCGACATTCGCTGCGGTAAGTGACCCGTAAACCAGCATCGTGCCGTTGGACATCAGGACTTGGCGCGCTGATCCGAGCGGCAGACGTTGCGCGGATAGTTCAGGGCCTGCGCCATTGACCGACCCGCTAGCCGACAGCGCGGCACCGGCATATCCAGAAACCGCCGCGAGCGCTCCGATGGAGCCGACAGCAGACAGCGCCATCCCCGCGGATCCAGCAACACCGCCCGCTGCTGCGCCAGTGACGGCGCCTTGCGTCGAAAGAATGAGGCTGGCGGTTCCTGCAACCGCGATGCTGCCACTTACCGAGCCGTTAGCCGACAGCGAAAGGCTCCCCGAACCGGCGATAGCGCCAGTCCCTGCTACAGCTCCCGATGCGGAAAGCGCAAGATTCGCGGAACCGGCCGCGCTTGTTGACCCGGCGACAGTGCCCGTGTCCGTGAATGTCGCGTTTGCGCTGCCAGCGATGGCTGAGGGTGCCGATCCCGGTCCCGTCGCATTGACGAGGCTGAGCGTCGCGTTGCCGCCCTGGTTGCTGGTGTACCTGCCCTGCGCGATGAGGATGTCGCCGCCAGCGGTGT